TTATTGGTCAGCCATTTTAACTTTTGTATAACCGCCACTACCATCATCTTTTGGTACAAAAATGTACTCACCTATTTGAGACTTATCCTCTGTTGATTTTATTCTATTGTTTCTACTGTCATATTTAGGTATGACTATTTCTGTGTCATCTCTATTTGTTATTTCATCACCATAGTCAGCAGAATACTCAACATGTACTTTATCATCCATGCCAAATACTGCAGCTCTATCTACATGTGCAAATAATTCAATTTTACCATTTACTTTATTATCTTTATCTAATGGTATCATGAAAGAATCATCTGGGTGTAAGTGTTTAGTTTTTGTAATTGGCATTGTTAAATATTCAGTTTCGTTTGTAGCTAATGTATCAATCCAATCTGATATTTTATCACCTGTTTCTAAACCATCACTTTCATTTGCTGGCATTACATATAATCTTTTACCTTCTTGTTTAGACCAATCAGAATTATACATTTCAGACACACGATATATTCTCACTTTATCACCTAGTGTAACAGGACTTACAACTGAACCTTGTTTGTAAAATACCTCTATTGTTTTTTTAGTATTATCTAAATCATAAATGTAACGCATAAAATCTTTATCTAATAATAGATTATTTTGTATATGTGCTTTATTACCTGTGGAGCCTTCAAAATCAGAATCTACAGAACATTGATGAACTGTCATTACATTAGCATCCATATCATATCCGATAATAAAAGGATTCCATGGCCATGTCTCATCTGGAAACTTTGCCAAAATTTTATCTTTCTCTCTTTTCATGTCATCAGATTCAGTTGCAGAATCAAACCAATAAGCTCTATTGATAACTTTCTTTTCTTTTATGTAAACTCTATATAAAATCATATTAGTATTTATAAGTTTTAACTTACTGCTCCTTTTACTTTACAACTGCAATTACCATCTGTGAAAGTAACACAATTACTGTTTAAATTAATAGCTTTACCTGCAGCTCCACCTTGTGAAGGTCCACCAGATACACCTGAATGTTGTCCTCCCTGTCCTGCTTGTCCTAAGCCACCGCCAGCTCCTCCGCCACCAGCACCTTTACATCCTTGTGCACCTTGATATGGTGTACAATGTGGAACAGAACCCCCAAGGCCTCCATTACCACCAGCAGAACAAGAACCATTTTGTCCAGCTTGTGAAGTACCATTACCTGGGTGTGGGTCAGTCTGTAAACCTCCACCTGTGCCTGGCGCGCCAGCACCACCTTGACCAACTACTTGACCAGCTCCTCCACCGCCACCGCCGCCTGCGGCATTACCTGATGGTTGTGGATTTTTTACAGATACAGCGAATGAACAGAATCCACCTGCTCCACCTCCGCCACCTCCGCCTCCTATGAGGCCTTGTGCATTTTGAACTGTAATATTTCTTTGTATGTTTATAGCATTTCCACCAGCTTGACCTGGATTAGATGTTGGACTTGTGTTACCAGCTCCACCTGTTCCACCTGTACCTAAAATTTTACCTTTATTAAGTATGGTAACAGTATCACTAGCATTAAATTGACTAGGAACTAACATAGCAGCAGATGTGCCATCTGAACCTACTACAACACCAGGGTTTACGGTATAAGTTAAATCTGAGCTACCTGCTGCGTAACAGTCACCCCTGTTAGCATAAGTATTGTAACCTTGTGTACTTGATGAAATAGTTATGCCTATTACAGCTCTATTTGATGCACCAAAAAACTGACCTATGGCAATAGCACCAGATGAGGGTATGGCTTGACCTGCTCCATTTTGAGTGCCTGACGGAACATTTTGACCACCTGCTCTATATTCAGAAAGAGAATCAGAGCCACCTGCAGCGTCTCCAAACTCTGCTACAATTTCTGATATCGCTAGGGGATTAGGACTGTCCTTTATCGCCATGTTTGAGTTCCTCTATTTTAGCTTCTAATTCTTTTATTGCTTCAATAAGAACACCAACCATGTTACCATATGCTACTGATTTAATGTTATCTGTTTCTCTTACTACTTCGGGTAGTGTCTTTTCTACTTCTTGAGCAATCACACCAGTTCTTCTGTTTTCTTCGTTAGTATCTTTTCTGTTAAAAAATACTCCTCTCATCTCTCTTACTCTATCTAATGCATTGTCAATAGTAGTTATATCTTCTTTTAAAGCAACATCAGAGAAAGCAGTTACATCATTGTTAAATGTAGCAGCACCAGCCTCTGACATATCTATAGTAAGTGCTGTAATTGTTGAACCACCATCATTACCTTTAACTACAAAATCCTTATCAGACACGGCTGTAAAAACAACTAAATCCCCACTATTTGCTGTAGTTACTTCTGCAACATCAACATTAGCAATTTTAATATCTATCTGGTCATCTGTGTCTGCAGTAATTGTTGTGTCACCATCAGCATCTAAAATTAATTCTGTACCATTTAGGTCTTGAAATCTTGCTTTATCTCTTGCTCTTGTCATATGAATTGAATCCTATTGTTTCTTGTATTTATACATTATTTATAAGAGTTTCTTTCCTTTAAACCAACTAGGTAGACCTAAAAATGGTCTATTATCATATTTATTATCTTCCCACCCTTTTTGATTAGTATCATTGTAATGTAAAAAAACTTGTCCACATAACTCGCCTTCAAATTTATTACGCCAATGATGTAACTCACACCCAGAGTATATTAACATATCACTAGGATTTAATTTAATCTCTATCTCTTTTCCTTTTGTGTCTTCTAGATATATGGGCCAAATGTCACCGCCCAAGTTTAGTGTTGTTGATACCTCACAAGAATATCTGTCTGTGTGTTTTTCTAGTTCTGCTCCTTTCTCGTATAATCTTGTATACGAATATGTGGGTGATAATTTTAATCCTGTTTCTTTACTCATCTTTTCAGTCAATAAATCTAAAACAGTTTCCATGGCTATATCTGAATATACACTATAAGATTTAGGACATTGTATATCACCATACTTTCCAAAATCATCATCATGTTTAGATATATAAGTGGTACTTTTTAAAGTTCTAAATGTTTGTCTTTTTAATTGTAAATAATCAAACAGAAATAAAGCAACATCTAAAGGTATTGCATTTCTAACTATTTTATATTTGTTTTTTTTAAAACTCACACACCACCTTCATTGTTTAATATTCTATTTGAAATTACTTGTATATTAAAATGTATAAATTTAAATTTACCACCCTCAGATAAAACATATTCATGAGGTAAGTATGAAGGGAAAAAATACATATGACCAGGTTCTGGTCTATAGTTTAACATTCTACTATAAGGACCAAGTTCTGTTTCATCTTTTACAGGTAATGATATCATAGCGGCACCTGGTCTAGGGTCATGAAATAAAGGATATGAAGCCTTATCATTTTCTAAAAAATAAAAACCTGATATATGAGAGTTTTCATGTATATGTATTCTATGATGACCACCACCATCTCTTGCAAACTCTTGAACCCACATACTTTCATAAAGTAAAGTAAAATTACTTAAATCAACACCCCATGTATTTAATAAATTAAAAGCAGTTGCTCCTATGTAATCTGTTAGATATTTTAATTTAGGGTCATCTTCTATGGAAACAGAATGATAAACATGACCAAAGTCTGTTCCTTTTTTTTCCATAGTTTCTTTATAACGCTGATGAGCATCATCTAGGTGTGGTTGACAAAGTTTATTTGTTTTCTCTACCCACTCTGCTTTCTCAGTTGAATAAAATGGTGTTGCAAAATGTTGTTCATATAATTCATTCATGGTATACTCCTATTTATATCCTGGCCCATAGTTCCATTGTACTAATGATAATCTAGTTCCTCTTGTCACAGGTGATACTCTATGCCAAGTATAACTAGGAAAGACAACGATAGAACCTCTGGGTAATATTTCTCTACATGTTATTATTTCACTTTTGTTGGGTTCACTTTTATTTCTAATATCAAATTGTAAAAGTCCACCTTCATATTCTTCTTGGTCTGATAGTGAAACTGTAACAGATAATTTTCTCATGAGATTACCTCTATTTTTTTCTGGTTGATAAAACTCGCCATCAGAATCAGTATGCCATCCATAATACTGACCTTTATCATATATTGTAAATTGACAAGCCTCAGAATCAACAATATCAAAATTCCAACCTGCCATTTTATTTGCTCTATTCACATAGTAATGTAATTCTTTTTTTAACCATATATCCTCTATCCATGCTATATTAGAATCTCTTTTCTTTTTTACCTCCTCTACTTCAAATTTATCTCTAGGGTCTCTGTGACCTGTTGCACCCATTTTTATATTATTAGATTTACCTTCTTTTATAATTTTATCACATAAAATTGATGAGAATGCTGATTTAAAATAATAATAATTTTTTTGATA